ATATTGATAGCGGGCTCTCCAGTTATGGAGAAGTGACCACCCGTCCAGGGCGTGAAGTATAACCTCTGAGCGCCCCTTTTTAAGCGTTCGCTCTATGGAATCAATAGAGACGATCGGGAGGTAGCCTGCGGTCTCCGCCCCTTCCGTGGTGTGGTAGCCGAACTTCAGGCGGATATCGCACCCACGGGTGAAGGCGGGCGCATTGTAGCGCCCGTCGTCATTTCGAAGCGTTAGCTCTAGCTCCCCCGATGTGGGCTTCACCGATAGGTGTGCCCCTATTATGTCGGCGGAGAGGTCGACAGGGTCGGGCGTGATCTCGGCGCTCCAGTGTCCGTAAGGACAGCTAAGGTAAACGTATCCGCTGGCGTGAGCCATGCCAAGCCCATAATCGCTGTCGAGGTTGAACGGGACAGGCTCACGCCACAGGTTATCTATGAAGTCGGCCGTGGGTAGGGAATAGGTGAAGTACGGCATGGAATAGGCTTCATCGCCAGAATAGGTCTCAATAAAGAACATGCGGAACACATCGGGCATATTGAGGGCGGGGAAGTGGTAGGAGATCCCCGACCCGTCTTCAGCAATCATAAGCTCGTTAAGTGAATACCACGTATCGGGAGCTCCGCTGTAGCCGTCTCCCAAGATGCACGTCCAGACACCCGGGCGGTCGCTGGTGTCCGTGCCAGTGACCGCCACATTCCAATCTCCCATATAGGTGACGGCGATACCGGTAATGGAATTGAGGGAGTTTGACCAGGCGGCGGCGGCCTCCCATGATCCGCCGCTTAGACGGCGGCGATAAACCGTTGACCCGGTAGAATAAAGCACAATGGCCTCGTCGGCGTCCTTGAAGCAGCAAGCCAGGCGGAAATCGGCGTCACCAATAATATCTCCCATGTCGACCCAGCTGCCCCAGCTGTCGCCGTTATCGCTGCTTTCAAGGCGGTACAGGTGGCCGTCTTCGCCCACCCTGAATAGAAGCACACTTGACCCGTAGGAGCAAGCGGAGACGGCATAGGAAGTGACGCCGACGTAGTGGTAGACGAATGGGGTGCCAAAGGCTTCTTCTGAGACGATAGCGGAGGGCGATACGGTTACCGGACCAGGCACAACGGTAAGGCTACCGAACGCCTCAGCGCTGGCAATGCTGGAGGGGGAGACGGTCTGATCATATTTAAGGGCGGGTGTACCGAAGGATTCAGCACTGGGGATGGACGAGGGGTGTATACCAAGAGGTACAAGAGAGACGTTAGGCGTCCCGAAGGCCTCTCCGGAGACGATCGACGAGGGCGATACGGATACTGGGCCTGGGGCGATGGTGGGAGTGCCGAATGCTTCTGCGCTGGCGATGCTGGTTGGGGTGATTATAACTTCCTGGAGATCGAGGTCAGTAATATATATGCCTGTTGTAGCATCGACATTACCGGTGTTATTACTGGCCATCGCATGAAGATAGCGATAATTAACGTCATCGGTTTCATTTAGGCTTATGCTAAGGGTGGCATCCAGAGAAGTCCTTTCGGCGTCGGTGTAAATATATAGATATGCGTCAGAGCCGTCCCGCTTCAATGTGAGGTAGCGGACTGTGTTATTAGCAAGGGTATAGTAGGAGCTATAGCCAGATGCGCCGCCACGTAAATATATGGTGTAGGTGGTATGGCCTTGAATATATACCCCAATAGCAGCAGGCCAATCTCCAACGGAACCAATAGCATTAGTTACATAAGCTACAGCGGCATGGCCAGCGTTATCCCCTGACGTTTTGGAACGTATAGTAAGAAGGAACTCGAAGTCTCCGAAATGATCAGCGCCCATATCCTTATAGACATAGGCATCTTCATTCCTGGCCAGTCCAAGCGTCTCACACTTACCAGACGTGAGAGTTATATGGCTGTTGGGGTCAACCTCGGTATAGGTGGTAAAATCCTCGTAGGGCATTAGGTGTCCTCGCTAGGCCGTGGGTAGGCTGGTCGACGTCGGCCAGCCTACCCAGGAATTACAGGCGGAAAATCTTATCGTCTCCATCAGCCCACTGGACCTCGATGTCCCCGCCGTTTGGCGTTACGGGCAAGCCGCTGGCGGTGTCAATGTAGGCGATGAGACGAGACGTTGATTCCGTGCCGGTGTGCTTGTAGAGCACTATAGCCTCACACTCGTCACCGCTAACCGCGCTGAAGGTGACATCGTTTGCGTCGGCTACCCCGTCGGTCACAGTCTTGCCGGCAAGCGCTCCGGAGACGGCAACCCTGGCGGCTCCTGGGATATCGTCGAGGTTGTCATGGGTGGCCAGATTAACGGTGTAATCGGCGGTATCGATGAGGATCGCCCGTATGTCGTCTGTATCCCAATCGATACTCCCGTCCAGGAAGCCCTGCCTGCCCTTGTCATAGAGTACATTAGCCATTTACTTCACCTCTCCGATGATATTTCTTTCATCGGAGTCCGACCCCGATCTATCGGGGCAGACCTTTCTTTAGATTTTCTGAGCATATAGCTTGTTATCATCGGGATTGACCCACACCCTGAGAACGTGATCATCACCGGTGGCGGTCAAGGCGTTGAAGCAATCGACCTGGGGTCCCTCATAGTCACGGGTGAAATCGAAGCGGCGGATGCCGGCTATTCTCTGCCTGACTTCAGCAGTGATGTAAGGGCGTGCAGATCCCGACTGCTGAGCGGCACGAAGGGAATCGGATAGATTTCTCATTTCATGCTATCTCCAGAATAAACAGGATGAACCACACCACGCCGGCACCGCCGAGCCCCCACAGCCACCCCTTGATGTCATACCAGGGCTTTCCCCCCTGGGTGATCTCATAGGCGACAAATCCAGCGCCGAATAGAACACCGAATGACGGGGAGAAATACAGAATGGCGGCGTTAAGGATACCGACGGGAACGTGAAGCCACACTGTAAACATAAAGAACTTAGCCATTTGATTAACACGGCCAACGTATCGGGGTCCGTCGGACCTTGATCTTTTTATCGGACATAGTGAACTCCTTTCTGAGATTCTGAGATAAACTCAGAATGACATGTTATGTTATGGTCCATAATCAACGTCCATGCCCACCGGTGCTTCGGCGGGAGTATAGAGCCTGGTTACTACCGCCCGGTGGCGGCGCCCCAGGCGCTTTATCTGACGATAAAATAGATCTAGTTTAAGCTCCCCAGCATGCCGGTAATCGGAGGATACATCGGGCCCGCCGAGGTTAACCCTGTTTACAGAATATGAGCCCCACGATATTAGAGCGTAGCCCTCGGCCCCCAAAGCTAAAATATCGTGATACTTCGTGGGCAGGGTAGTCCCATCGCCATCGAGAGTGTGAATCTTGCCGTAGTAGATAGTGCAGTCTGAGCCATCGGGCAGAATAGAACCGAGAAAAGTGAGGACATCACCCCATAGAGAAAAGCGCTGATAACGCTTGGGAGTACAGTCAAGGGGATACTCGACGGCATTTATCGACACCACATCGGTGAGTGAGGATATATCGATATCCATAGAATCATTATTAGTGGCAAGTGTGGCGGTAGCGTGACGGGGGATATGCTCGGAGAGGTCGTAGAGGGCGTGGGCGATATGGCGCTCGATCTCATCATCCGTCCAGTTGTAATTCTCGGAATCCTCATCCCGGAGATCCCGCCTGACCCGGGTAACCATAGCTGATAATTCCATAAACACCTCCGAGGATATTTCAGGCCGAAAGGTCGGCCGACACTACGGCCTTCATCGGAGTCCGATCTCTGTCGGACCCATTTCCATTTATTAGGGCTAACAAAAACATGCCCCTAAGTGCCCCTGTTTCGATGATCGAGTATCTGAAGCTGGATACATCGCTGAGTGGTGACCGTGTAGGCCCCGATCTTATCGGGGCCTACCCACTACTGCAAAGAGCCTCCGAGCCTAGTCCTTAACGCCGTAGAGACGACCGAGCTTTACCTGACTGAACAGCGCCAGCCCGCAGTAAAACTTGATGCGGGTGCGGGTAGCGTCGTAGCTCTCAAGCTGACCAACCCTCTCCACCTGGATAAGCCCCGGGGACGAAAGCCCGCACAGAGCGCCTTCACCCATCTGGAAAGCGTAGATGCTGGAGGTAACGTCGCTACTCCCCTGGGTGACATTATCCAGTATCCAGTCGCTGACCCCTACGGGAATGCCGTTGTAGAGGTCAATGAAGTTACCGAACTCGTCCCGCTCGGTTTGGAGATTGACGCCGGCTGCCCTCGATAGGGCGTTGACCTTCCGCCTCGACCGCCTGCTCATGAGCAGGAGATCGGGCTTCCCGCCCAGCACCTTATCGATGAGCTCGTCCAGAAAGGCCAGGGTGAGCGTGGC